ATCCCCCACGCAAGACCGGCGGCGACCTGCTGGCCGAGCCCGGCGGTCACTTTCGACGGGGACGAAATGCCGAGCACCGACGCGATGGGGCCGGGGATCTTGTCCGCAACCCAGCCGCCGATCTTGTCGGCGAGCCAGCCGCCCATCGACTTGATACCTTCCCACAGGCCCTCAACCACCGACTTGCCGGCGTTTACTAGAAGCGTGCCGAGGTCGCCGAGAGCTTCGAGGATCTTGCGGGGAAGGCCACGAAGCCAGTCGTTCAGCTCGGACGCCTTCTGGATCGCACCAGTCACGAGCTCACCGAACTTCGAGATCACCCAGTCGCGGGCGGTGGTCACTGCCGTCTTGATCTTGTCCCGCAAGTCGAGGAAGAACCCGACGACCGCTGTGGCTCCACCGGAGACGGTGGTCTTGATCCAGTCCCAGACGGCGGCGATCTTCTCAGAGACCCATTCCCACGCCTTCTTCGTCCACTCTTTCACCGTGTCCCAGTTGGCGATGATCAGGGCGGCGAGGGCGACGACCCCGGCGATGACCCAGCCGATCGGACCCATCGCGATGATCCACGAGGCGGCGACCTTCGCTGCGGAGATGAGCGAGGTGACGGCCATCTTTGCGTAGGTGGCGATGAACGTCCCCGCATGACGGGCGACCGACACGACCGTCGACCCCATCGACGAGGCCATCTTCCCGAGCTGGCCCTGGAAGACGACAGCAAGGCCGGTCATCATCGGCGCCATCGGCGACAACGCTGATCCGACCCCGGCCGCTCCGGTCGCCATGTCACCCAACAGTCCGGGCGCTTCCACAATCCGGGCGAGGAACCCTTCGACGGATCGTTTCGCCCCGGCGATCTTCGTTTTGGCGTTGTTGTTCAGGACGTCGCCCATCTCCTCGGCCCGGCCGGCCACGTCACCCAGCGTCGTTTCCATCGAGTCGAGCGACTCCAGGAAGGCGGGGATCTTCGCCGTCCCAAGGTCCTCGATGGGAGTACCGAAGAGGGCGATCGCCGTATTCGCCTGAGCGGTCGGGTCTTCGATGGCGAGCAGCCCGTCGATGATCTCGTCGAACGCACCACGAGCCGTGCTTCCCCCTGCGAGGATCCGGGCGGCCATGTCCTCAGCGTCGAGTCCCATCTCGTCGAACGCCCCCACCGAGAGGGCGGACATGTCGGTGGCACGGATCGACAGTTCCTTGATGGCGTCGCCGGTCTTGTCCAGGGTGAACTGGTCGTCAGCGGCGGCGAGCAGCCCGAGGGCGTCCTCACCCGTAATGCCAAGGTCTCCGAAATGCTTCGAGTACTCCCTGGTCGCGTCGGCGAGTTCGTCTCGCAGGCCGGGCGCGACAGTCTGGAATGAGGCTGTGATGAGGTCCATCGCATGATCGGCGTCTCTCGCCAGACCACCCTCGAGTAGGGCACTGACCCGTGTCACTGCGTCGGTGACGTCCAGGTCGAACGCTGACGCCAGATCGAGGACCTTCGTGGAGATCCGTTCCACGCCGGCCGGGTCGAGGTCGTCGAACGTGCCGATGACCGCCCCGACCGCATCAGACGTCTGAGCGAACGACTCGCCGTACGCGTCGGCGTACAGCCGCCCGGCGATGTCGCCGGCTTCTTTCGCTTCGGGTTCGGTGAGTCGGAGCTGGGCGGCGACCTTGTCGGAGACGGCTTCCCGTTCCATGCCGATGAACGCCCCGGCCATCATCGCCCCACCCAAAGCGATACCGGCCGCTTTGGCGACAGGGGCGAGTTTCGTTCCGGCGTTCTCGATGCCCTTCGGGTCGATCCCGATGCCGATGAGGAGTTCAGCTATCGTCGCCATGCTCCTCCTTCCCGCCTTTGACACCGGTTATCGCCCGCAGCATGGCGAGCATCTCTTCAGGGGTTTGAGCCTTCTTCCGGTCCCATTCGGGCAGGAAGTCTTTCGGCTTCCGCGGTTTCTTCGCCCACTGGTTGTGGATGAGCGCCATCTGCACGGCGTGAAGAATGTCCATCCGTTCCCCACCGAACGGTCCGGTGACCTTCTCATACGCCATCCACTCGGCGAACTCGAGAGATGACATGTCCCGCTGAAGTTCGGCGACCGGGCGGCCCAGGGCGAGGGCTAGTCGGAACCAGCCTCGTCGCTCTGGGCTACGTCGAAAACCTCCGCCAACTCCTCAACCTGATCCGCTGTCAACCCTGACAGGGCCGCGCACTGATCGAACAGCCGATCGAGCACCTTCCCCGACTTGGCACCGAGGGCCATGACCTCCTTGTCGGAGAACACCCGGTTCCCTTCGCCGTCCACCAGGCAGAGGGAAACGAGCCGGGCACGCACGTTTTCGAGTTTGACGACCATCTGCTGGCCTTTGAACTGGCGGACCGACGACTCGTAGGCGTCGCGTTCGGTGCCGGTGAGCCCGCGGATCCACCCGTCGTCCTCTCCGTTGATGCCCCATTCGGGGACAATGAGGGGTTCCCTGGGGAGGTCGTCGGCTGCGAGGATCTTGTCCTTGAGTGTCACGAGGCGGGAACGGTCAGGGTCGGTGCGCCCGTGATCTTGTAGGTGACCGCAGCAGTCAGCTTGTCGTCGACAGGCAAACCCACTTCGAAGGCGGTGAGGATCGCTTCGAACGCGAACTCGGCGATGTCCTCCGGGAGGATCAGCTTGTAGTCGCGGGGGACCAGGTCGTCCAGGTCGGAGAACGTGGGTCTGGTCGCCCGGGTCCCAGTTCAGATCGAACGACAGCTCGCCGCCGTCCTTCAACCCTCCGATGAACTCCATATACGAGTCCGTCGAGTCGTGGGCGGTCACGTCGTAGACGTTCCGTGAGATCGACGGCCCCGAGATCGAGGTCACGTTCGCGATCTCTGTGAACGTGGGCGACGAGCCCATGTCGGAGCGTTCCAATGAGGCTCCGAACGCGTCTAAGCCAGCCATAGCCGGTCCTTTCGGTCGTGCAGCGGGGTTGCTGCTAGATGGTTTCTTCTGCGGTCACCGCGAACCGGATCGGCACGTGGCGAATGTCAGGGTCGGGGTCTCGGAGGGTTTGCATGAAGTCGAAGCGGGTGGCGATATGTGTCCATCCGGTGATCGTCAGCGACGTGTGGTCGAGCAGGTCGACGATCCGGTCGGCGATCTCCACGGATTCTTTGAATCCCTGCTGGTCGGACCAGACGTGAATGGTGATGACCGTCCGTCGGCCTTTGCGGTCGTGGGAGTTGTCCGGGGTTTCATAGGCCTCGCCGACGACCACGTACGGCTTGTTCGTCCCTTCGGTTACCTCGTCGAAAACGCCTTCGACTCCGAGGGCTCCGAGCGTCCCAGCACCCGACTCGTCGACGTCAGCATCGAGGAGCGTGTAAACGGCGGTCTGGATCGGGAACGCTGGGCTACCCATCGGCGATCCTCTTCACCGCGGCGATGACCCTCTTCTTGAACTCGGCGCGTTCCCGCGCGGCGGCCGGACCCATAAACGGGTTCTCCGGGCGGGCAGACGATCCGAACTCGACGATGTGGCCGTATGGGGCGTCGGAGGTGTCCACATACACTTCCCGTCGGAGCTTCCCTTTCGCCCTGTGGGTGATCGAGTCACGCAGGTTCCCGGTGTCCACCGGGACGAGGTAGCGGGCGTCGTCGCGGACCGCCTGCGCTGCTTCCTTGATCGCCTCAGAGAACCCGGCGAGTAGTTCGTCGCCTGCCCGGTCGAGGGCTTTCTTCATGTCGGAGACATCGACGGTCACGTCTTTCATCCCGCCTCCACTCGTTCGGCGACACACTTCAGGTAGATGGCGGTCGACGGGGTGGTGGTCGAGACGATCCGGTAGTACGGCTTCGCGGTGTTCGGATCGATCCCGGAGACGGCGAGACGGTCGTTGCGTACCACGTCGGCGTCCGGTTCGGCGTAGATGTTGTGGGAGTGGGACGCTTCCGACTGGGCGGCGACGAGGGCCTCAGCGGCGGACGATTGGTCTACCTTGAACATCGCAGAGCCTTGGTCGACGTAGGAGACGGTGAACCCGCCGGACCCGTCAGGGACCGTGGTCTCCCGCCACACATGCAGTTCAGTGTTCAGCCAGTGGGTGATGCTGCTCACAGGACAAGATCGTCCTGATCCGAGAGCCTCGGCTCGACCGGCAGGTAGCCGGTGAGACCGACCGTGGAAACACCTAAACGACCCACGGCACGCCGGATGATCCGACGGTCCTTCGGGCCGAGCGTCCCACCAGAGGCGCCCATCGGTGCCTGCCAGTTATGATCACCGAGCTGCTCGCCGGTCCGGCCGAGAGGGTTGGTGATGGCACGTTCCACAACACGCGCCACGACACTCTTGATCGCGGTCGGCACCGTCGTCTCGTCCCAATCGTCGGGGCTGATCGGGTTGTCCGAGTCGGTGTCGAGGATTGTCACATAGTCGACGACTTCGGCGGACACGTAGTCGATGTGGGCGGCGGCTTTCGTCTCGTCAACCGGGCCAGCGGTGGTTTCGAGTTCGGCGACAGTCAGAAGCGCCATCAGTCCTCGCTTTCGTGGGACCGCTGATGGGTTGCCAGACCGCCCGCGGTCTTCGCGACGAACCCGCAAACATCACACACCGGATCACCAACCGTGGTCGTGTCGGGCTTCTCGGCGGTCTTTTCGTCGATGGTGGCCACGTCGACCCAGGTTCCGTCCTCGTATTGGACCCGGTCCGGCTTGTTGCGACGCACCCGACGGGCCACGATCCGCTGCTTCTTCGCGTCCAGACGCGGGGCATGGTCATAGGGTGATTCGGGCTCGAAGTCCATGTAGTACTCCTGTTCGTATCTGCACGGTTCCGGAAACAACGCTGCAACCACCGGCTCGACCAGCTTGCGGAACGTCCCCTCTGACGACGACAGGAACCCCACATCGGATGCCACCACCGCCGCCTTGCGCCGGCTGCTCCCAGCCTTCACATCAGGCACCGGGACCGGCACCGTCTTCCGGGTGTTCCCGACCAGGGACCGCCACGACATCGGCCGTCCCGTGTCCATGTGGACGGGGATCTTCGACTTTTCCCACAGCATCGGAATGTGAACGTCGAAGGAGACCGGGTCGGTGATCCCGTGGGCGTGGAGGGTGTCACGGGTGGATTGCAGGTACCCCCACCAGCCGCCCAACTGGCGCCCTTTGCGCCGGGTTTCACGTCCGGCGAGCTGCTCGTTCAACGTTTGGGGGTGAGAGTGGTCGGGGATCCGGTCGAACGGTCGGAGGATGAAGTAGTCGTCTTCGGTGTAGTAAAACTCTTCGGCCAACCCGTCGAGGGAGGCGAGGGACTTAGCCTTGTCGGCGATGTTCTGCCACTTGTCCTGATGGTCTCTGAACGGCACATGCCGGACGTTTCGCACCCATCCGGGTCGACCACCAACGAACCAGACGGCCCCATGCGGCACGAGATCCCAGGACCGGAGGGCGTACTGCAACTCGGGGCGTCTGACGTGCTCGGAAACGATGAACACCACGTCAGGCGGCATAGTGACATTGCTGACAGGTCGTGTACCGGTCCTCCCAATGCTTCGGGACGAACGGCTGTCCGCATGTGTCGCACAGCCACGCTCTCACCATGTCAGGGGTATGCGGGCAGTCTTTGGCTGGCGGGCACATGCAGTCGTGCATCTCCCACCAGTCGGCGAGGACTTCATGCGTCACGGCACGCCTCGATGATCGCCGACGTCGAGGTGCGTCCCTGGTTCGGGACGATCAGCAGTCCCACGTCGTGACGATGCAGATAGTCCCAGTCCAAGCCGCAGGCTGTGAGGAACGAGTCGTTGTCCCGCCAGTCGTCACCTCGGGCGATGAAATCGAAGGCTGACGGGGGCGGTGTCATCTCACCCATCGGCAGCCGAGTCCGTTCGGCCACTGTGAACCCGAGCAGCTCGAGGGTGGCTTTGCGAAGGTCGTACGGTTGGATCGGGCGACGTTTGTAGCCTTCCTGGTATTCGTCGCCTCCCAACGCGACGACCACCGGGCCGACTTGGGCGCAGCGGTTCAGGAACGTGATGTGACCGTGGTGGAGGATGTCGAACGATCCGGGGACCAGGACCTTCACAGCGGCAGCCACCATGTTCGTTCTGTCACTTCAACCCCCAGCCCCTTCACTGTCCGGCGGACGCCGGCCGCCTGTGTGTCGTCCCCGGCGATCACCTTCCGGGCTCGTGGCATCCACCCGTCAACGGTCGCCTTGAACTTGGCGTACGGTTGGGCCGCGTCGATGTACACCAGGTCCGCTTCCAACGGCAGGGCCAGAGCCTCATCGAACGACATCCTGATCCCAGTGATGTTCCGGTAGGCGAGGGTGTTACGTAGGAACTCGGCGTACTGGTCGGCGGCGGCAGGCTCATGGATCGGCCGCAGATAGCGGGGGTACTCCTGGGATTCGACGTTGAAGTGGTCAACAGTCCACACATGCTCCACCCGTTCAGCGAAAAAGCATGTGGATAGCCCGACGAACGCCCCCAGCTCGACGACCGTCTCCACGTTGTAAGTGCTGATGATCCAGTCGAGTCGGGCGAGGGTGGATTCGGTCATGAACCCGACCACTTGACGGCCACGGAACTCGGCGACATCCACCTTCCCCGTCTTGCGCACGCCGCCCCCAAACGTTCAATGAGGGGGGAGGGAATCGCCCCTCCCCCCTCAGTCGGATCAGGACGACGCCACGTCGATCGCCACAGACCGGAACCGGTCAGCGGGGGACGAATCGTCGGCGTCCTCGAACACGGCGGCAGCGCCCGCGAACGTGGACAGGACCGACGCGTCCGACAGGACGTCCGGGTCGTACTGGAAGATCTGCCGGATGTTGATCCCGGCCTGGCTGAGTGCGAACGACTCGTTGGCGCCACGCGGGTCGGCAGGCTTCTTCGTGGCGAACACGAACCCCGAACGGTGGTAGGCCACCGCGGTGTCCGCGGTGAGCCCGTTCGACTCGACGACGTTGAAGCCGTAGATCCGTCCGAGCATCGCGTCCCGGAGGGCGGATTCGCCGCCGGACTCGTTCACCTTCGTGAACTTCTCCACGTTCAACAGCCGTGTGGCGATTGTCGGGGAGACAGCCAGCCAGCGGTCACCGGCAGGCACGTCCGCCTCACCGAGCGCCTCGCGTGCGGCGAGGATCGTGTCCACCGTGTCCGATTCCGACTCGGACGCTGCGAACGACAGGTCGGCGGTGAGGTTGTTCATCACGTCGGCCACCTCGTCCTCCGCGGCGGTAGCGATCGACGCCACCTGCGGTTCGGTGATCTGCGAGGCGAAGTCCTCAAGGTTGAGGGACAGGTCCTCGTCTGTGACGTGGTAGGCGTCGTACAGGTGAGCGAGTGTCACCAGGACACCGACCTCGTTCTGGTCGTCGTAGGTGATCGACGCGCCCGGTGACGCCTGGGTGCGTGCCGTGCGGGGCAGCCGGACACGAACGTCGATCGTCTCGCCGTTCGGACCGGTGAACCCAGCCTGCGGCACCATCGTGACGGTGCGGACCAGCTGAAGGCTTCGGGTAAGCAGCGGGATCGCAATTCGTGCGATGCCCTGTGCGGTCAAAAGGGCCATTAGGCACTCCTTTGGTTAGGGCGACCGCGCGGGGCGATCGCAGCTCAGTACTTGTTTTTGGAGAGGATTCCTTCGGCGATCTTCTCGTAGTCGGGGGTTTCGTCCCCGTCGTTCGAGGCGCCGGAACGGAGCTTCTCTTTCGGACGGCCGCCAGGACCAGGCTTCACGCCATCGTCGTCCTTCGGCTTGTCGTCTTTGCCGAGGCCGAGCGCTTCGATCAGCTCATCGGCGTCAGCTTCCAACTCGTCTTTCGTTGAGCCGGTGAGACGGCCTGCAATCGCTGCCGGCAGTTTCTTCGCCTGGGACACTTCGGCCACCAGGGCCTTGCGTTCCGCATCAGCAGCCCGCTTCTCCAGGCCGTCGAGCTTCGTCAGCACCTTGTCCATCTCGGACTTGGTGGTATCGGAGTCGGCCTTGAGCTTCTCGACCTCCTGCTTCGCGTCCCTCAGGGCGGCTTCGGCGTCGCGCCGTGCCTTGCGTTCTGCGTCCAGGGCTTTCTTCCCGGCGTCGCCGAGATCGTCCTTGGGCTTGTCGTCCGCCTTCTTGTCGTCGGCGGGCTTCTTGTCGTCGTCAGGCATCGCGCCTTCCTTTCGGGTTGGCACCCGACATCGCGTCGGGTGGTCGTCGCGCGGGTCCGAATCGAACGGACGGGACACGGGTTATGAATCCGTGCGGGCTACCAGCAGCCACCGCGCTATGAGGGTGGAGTCGTCGGTTCCGGATCTAGGAGGAACCAGCCGATACCACGTGTACGAACCTGGCTGTCGATCGTCGCCACCAGCTCCCACCGGTACTGCCCCGCCGGGAGAACGAGCTGGGCAGCGGTCAAGTCCACGTCGACCGTCACCCCGTCCCCCCCGTCGACTGGTGTGAGCTCGTCGACTTCGAGGATGTTCCCGATCCGCCAGACCACGCTCGACCAGTCGGCGGCGGCTTCGTCGGTGTCGACGTCGACGGTGAACGCGAGCGCCCTGTTCCTGTATCCGTGGAGGCTGTCGCCGAGGACATGAGACATCAGACGCTCACTTCCACTCGTTGGTGGTCCTTCGACCCGGGGATGACCGGACGTGTCACGCGGGCAGTGACCACGATCCGGTCGACCTGGACGACGGCGCCACCCAACGTGAGCACGCCTGCTGCCAGAACCATCTCTGCGGGGGTTATCGATACGGCGACCGCACCGAATGTGGGAGTGACGTCTCGCGCGGTGATCGTCAGCCCGGCCGACGTCAACACCACTTGGGCCGGTGCCTGCGTCGGGGCCATTCCCTGTGCTGCCAGGTTCACGGTTGCGGGTGCGGCGGTGATGACGACCGGCTCCCCGGCGACAGCCGGTGACAGCTCCTGTGCTTCCACGGTCAGGTTCGCCGGGCTGAGGACGACCGGCTGGACTGGGGCCAGTTGTTGGGCGTCGAACGTGACGGCTGCGGATGTGAGCTGGACGGTCACCCCGCCACCGGAAGGCTGCAGTGTCTGCGCTGCCAGGTCGACAACTACCGGCGTGAGTGTGACGGTCAGGGCTGCGGCTGTCGGTATCAGCGCCTGTCCTGTCGTGGTCTGCGCCGCCGGGGAAAGGGCAACGGTTGCGGCGGCGGGTGTCGGTGAGAGTGCCCCCGCAGTCAACGTGACGGACGTTGGGGCGAGTTCTGCTGTCACCCCTCCAGTTGTCGGCGTCAGCGGTTCCGCTGCGATGCCGAGGGTCGCCGGCGACAGGAGGGCGGCTACCGGAGCCTGCGGGCTCAACGCCTGGGCGGTGAACGTCAGAGCAGCGGACGAAAGAGTGACGGTGGCCGCTGCAGTGGTCGGTAACACGGCCTGCGCGGCCAGTGTGACAGCCGCCGGGGTCAGCTGGACTACGGCCGGGGCGGGTGCCGGGGAGACAGCCTGCGCGGTGACACTGACCGCGGCGGGTGACAGGGTGACGACCACCGGCTCCGCGGCCGCAGTCCACGGTGCGGTAGTGGTCGAACCGGCAGACCCGATGTCATAGGTGGTGGTCCGAGTCCCGCCGCCCATCGTCCGGGTGTCCCTCGTGCGGACAATGATCCGCAGCCGGTCGCCTTCCGCCCAGGTTCCCAGGTTGTGGTTGGCGATGAAATCGAGGGTGCCGACCGCTGACGCCTGCTCGGATGTGAACGACGACGTGTTCTGCGGTGTGCCTCCCGAGTTGAGCCTTGCCCACGCCACCGATATCTGATGGTCGGTCGACGCCGTCGAGATGACGACCGCCGCGGCGTAGTCCCCGGAGGTCCCGTCAGTAGAGGGGGCGGTCGCATGGTCGTAGTTGGTGTCGAGCGTCTCACCGACCGCCGTCGCAATGTCCTGCGTGGTGGTGGCGGGGGCGTCATCGACCAGTGTCCCCGCCGCGGTGAGAAAGTAGGTGGTGCTCATGGTGTCACCGCCTTGCTCACAAGGTCATGAACCCGCCAATAGGTGCCGTCGTCGACGAACAGGCCCATCTTCCACGGCTCACCGCCGGCCTCCCGTCCGAGCCAGTAGTACACGTCGTTGTCCATCTGCAACGTCGTCCCTTCGGGGACGTGGTAGTAGACGACCGCCATCACTCCGAACGGTGGGGCCTCAGCCCACGTCCCGTCCCGAGGGGTCTCATAGGACGACCCGTCGGCGTAGAAGATGCGGGCGGACTTGACCGGCAGCAACTAGGAGGCGCGGAGGATGTCGTTCGGGATTTCGATCGTGTACCCGGCGCCGTTCGCGGCCGTCCCGAACCCGGTGTCGTGAATCGAAATGGGTGTCGATCCGGCGTCGTTCGTGTCGAACTTGAAGATCAGCGCCGCAGTCGGAGTCTCGTTGTCGAGTGCCCCGAAGTCGATGGTGTCCGCGCTGAACTCGGCCCGGTCGTCGGTGTCGTTCTGTGTGACGGTCTCGTTGGCGAGCGCCTGCCGGGCGTATGACCCGTCGGATGCTTCGGTGTTCGCTGCGATGACCGCAGCAACGGTCGCATGGTCCGGGTCGATCGTGACCGCACCGGTGAGCAGCAGACAACGAATGTCGTCTGTGTCCAGGTCGATGGTTCCGTCGAGCAGGCCCGCTTTGGCGGCGTTGTACACAGTCTCAGCCATCAGATAATCTCCTTCATTGGTTCTCCCTATCTAAAGACGACCTCGGCGGAGCAGGCGCAGTGATCGTGGGACTGGAAGTCGGCGGTGTCCTCCGAATACACCGGGCCGCGGCCGGCGAGCATCTCGCAGAAGTCACAAGCCCCGGACCCGGCGACCCTCTGCCAGCCACGAGCTCGAGGGTCAGCAGCCGCCGTCAGCACAAGGGACTCGGCTGCGCCTCGCATCACCATCCGCCCGGCACTTCCCATCGCGGCGACGAGAGCGTTCTGTTTCGCCGCCTGTGGTGAGAACCCTGTTCGCAACCCTCGGAGGGTCGATGCGAGTGCCGTCGCGCGGAGACTGCCGACCACCCTGTCAGTTTCCGGCGGGTCCGCGACCCGAGGGGTGGGCGAACCCCCGGCGGACTCGGCGAGACGCAAAGCCTGGTAGTAGCCGACTGCCAGCCCCGCCGACGTGCCGAACCGGTCTTGTACCAGCGTGGTCGCGGGTTCGGCGAAGCGTGGGAACGTGCGGATCGTCTGCCCATCCCACAGCCCCCACAGCTGCGTAAGCGTCTGGAACGTCGCAGCACGGAGTTGGAGTTGTCGTTGCCGATGCTGGATGGTCAGTAGACGGCCAGCCTCAGAGCGGGCCATCAGGCGGCCGGCTCAGCCGGGGGTTCGGCCTGGTCTCGGAGCATCTGCTCGAGCCCGGCGAACGCATCCCCGGACTGGGCCAACGCCCGCCACCCTTCGACCTCCTGCTGGGAGACGCCCATCGCGTCGGCCACCCGATCCCACAGGGCCTGCGGGGGGATACCGAGAAGCGACACTGCCTTGCCGAGCGCGTCGACGAGCTGGGCGAGGGACCGGGCTTCAGAGTCCTGCCAACGGACAAACGCCCCCGTGTCTGCCTCCACCCCGATCATCTGACCGGCGAGGTTCAGGGCCTGTTCGTGGGCTTCGCCAACGACCCGCTTGTTCTCCTCGATCGCCCGCTGCTTGCTGGCCTCCGCGGCCACCAGGGCGTCGGCGGAAATGTTGACCATCTCCCCGATCAGCTCATGGGCGGGCGTCTGGGAGACGGTGGCGAGATGCTTCAGGGTGGCTTCACGGGACTTGATGTACCCGTCCAGGTCGGTTTCGGACCATTCCCCGATCTGGACATGTGAGGGGTCCTCATCGACGGTGAACAGCACCGACGCTGACGCCTTCAACCGTTGCTCTTCGGATTCGGCGAGCCAGCCGATGATCCACCGCTGCTTGAACGCCCCGAAATGCTGGGCGACGAGCAGACCGAAGGTGGTCATGTTGATCTGATCTTGGAGCGGGATGAACGGTTCCACAATCCCGGTCGTCGGGTCGTCGAGGTCGTTGGTGTCCGAATAGCGGATGACCGGCACCACCCCGACGTCGTGGATCTCCACGTCCATGGTGTGGGGCTTGTCCGAGTCTTTCGGGTAGCGGACCCAGTAGACGGCTTCGGCGTCGATCAGCCGCCACAGTTCCCCCGACCGGGCACGCCGCTTCTCCAAAGCGAGGAGAGGCCACATGTCGTCGTCGCCGTAGACGGTCGTCAGATTCCGGGGAGAAGCACCACGCATCACCGGAACCGGGTCGCCGGGGAGGACCGTGAGATAGGCGGCGCCGTAGGCGAGGGCGGCACGGTGCACGCCGATCTGGCGGGCGTCCATCCCGTTCGCCTGCCACACCGCCCATGTTTCCGCATCCGAATCCGCACGAGGGGCACGGAACCCGTCCACATACATCGACTGCACACGAGAGTTCACAACGAACTTGAGCATGTTGACCCGTGACAGGCGGGCGAGACGTTGCATCTCCGCCGGCGTCCCAGACGGCAACCCCTCAAGGTTCCGCCGGTCAGGGTCGTCACGCAGGTAGTTGCGGATACGGTCGAGGCGGGACATGTCCATAGACCGCTGGGTTTTGAGTTCGGCGACAGCCTCGAACACCTGAGAATCGGACAGGGGCATGATCCTCCTAGAAAGCGGCCTTACCGGACCTCTGACGGAGGCCTTTGCCCAACACGATCCGACGGACCATCCGCGCCCCCACAACACAGACAGCAGCGTCGATCTTCCGGGGCGAACCAGGGGACTCTTTGCCGATCGTCACCGCGTCCCGGTATTCCTTCGCCCGGGCGTTCCCGATGTGGCGGGCGACTGCAGGGTCGCCGTCATGGGTGAACTCGCCTTCGAGGATCTCGGTCCGGCACGCTTCGGCTGCCTTGGCGAACTCGTAGGTGTGGCCGCGCATGTCCCAGGCGATCGGCTGCGGCGGTTTCGCGTTCGGTGCCGCATGGATCTTCAGGTCGTCCTTGTACCGGTTGGGCCACTCGGTCAAAGTCCACGATTCCCATTCCCGGACGTCGGCGAAGAACGCGGCGACGTCGAACCGGTCGAACGCTCTACGGACTGCGAAGTCGACGGCGTTGGCGTCGACTGTCTCGTCGGCGTCATGTGACGGGTTCGGCTCCCACACTCCCAGCGTGAACACGTGGCCGTCGCTGATACGGCAGCCGATCAGCGCGGTGGCGTCCCGAGACTTGGAACCGTCGAAGAACATGGCTATCCAGTCGTCGTCTTCGACCTGCGGGAACGGCTCTTCCTTCTCCCAGCCGGCGGGACCGAGCTTCGACCAGTCGGCCGGGTCGACCCAGGCGTCTTCGGAGACGGTCGGCCAGTTCAAATATTTGCGGCGGTTCTCGTCGGGCCGGGCGTTCTTCGACCAGAACCGTTGCATGATCGGGTCAAGGTCCTGCCACCAGGCGTCCGCATAAACAAACTCCAGGCCGGCACGGAGAGACGACGGGTTGTTCGCATCCGGCTTGGTGTCTGGTGGCGCCATCCGCGCGTCGTAGAGGATGTGAGTGTCGGCCCGATGCCGGCCCTCCTCCTGAGCGAGCCACGCCTCCCACGTCGACTCCGCCACGGACTCTTGGCCAGGCTTCCACGCGTTCGACGTCTCAAGGAGACGAGTGCCCGACTTGGTGGCATTGTCGACGAGAGTGTCGAACAGGTCGATGCCACCGTTGGCCGGCTTCCAGTACTCGGTCTCGTCCGCCACCTGGAAGGTGGGCTCGGCGCCCTCAGCCGCGGTATAGCTCGAGGTGATCACCTTGAGTTCGCCTTCGGGCTGGCGGTAGTACTGGGTTTTCCCCGGATCGAGGTCGTACTCTTTGACCAGCTCTGAGCGCTTGGGGGCAAAGGCGCGGACCATCCGCATCGTGTTCGACGTCTGGGATTCGGCGGTGGCGGCGATCAGAACGAGGGGCATGTCCACCGGAACGCCCACACACCCGCCCGGAGCCTTCGGGTCAAAGTCCTTCAGCCGAACCGGTCCACAGAACTCGATGAGTGCGAGCACTGCGGCGAATGGGCTCTTCCCGGACCCCTTGGCCATCCGGCGGGCAGCATGGTGGAACAGCCAGCGTCCCGACTCGTCGAGGGAATACCACCAGAGAAGGAACCGCATCTGCCCGTCCGTCGGACGCCACGGCTGGCCGGCTTTCGGACCGTTCGGCTGGATCAGCCAGCGCATCGCCCACTTCGCCGCCTCCCACCCGAGAGTCAGATCCGGTGCACCTTGGGGGAGAGTGAGGAGCCGGTCAGTCGGCGAGACGCTTCCGGTAGTCGTCAAGGTCGGCAACAGCAGCCTCCTCCGCAGGATCCGCTGGCGGAGCGGCCTCGAGCTCCAGGCGGGCGCGACGCCGGTCACCCTCCGTCACCAGCAGCGAAGTCATCGCCTTCAACCAAGCAGCGAGACTCGCACCCTTCGGCGGGAGCGACGCGTAGATGACATCACCGTCCTCGGTGTTGCCGATGGGTTGAGGCTGGAGCTCGCGGCTGATCGACTCGGCGAGCAGGAAAGCGGTCGCCCAGTCCGACGGCTCATAGAACCGTGCCTGGCCCGAGTTCTTCAAAGACTGAAACCAGCGCCTCGCCACCGGATGCCACTTCGAGTTGGCAGGCGGCGGCTTCGACCCACCCACCCCCGGCGCCTTCGTCACCGGCTCAGTCTTGTTGCGACGGCGACGCTGATCCGACCGTTTCGGCACCGGACCGCCAGCCCCAGGCACACCAGCCATGCAGATCAACTCCTCAAACCTTGAAGTCCCGTACAGAGC